GATAAAGGCGGATGGGCTGATGGCAATTTAATTAGATTTAGAAAAGGGTTACCAGAAAAAATAGGCGGTTGGAACAAAACAACAACTGAAGATTATGAAGGAACGGGTAGAGCTTTAACTGCATGGGTTGCATTAGATGCTACCAAATATTTAGGCTTAGGAACTACCTTTAAATATTATGTTACAACCGGTGATATTTTAAATGACATTACTCCTATACGTTCAACTGATTTAAACGTTACTACTTTTGCAGCAACTAATGGTAGTGCTGTTATAACTGCGACAGATACTTCTCATGGTGCTGTTGTTAACGATTTTGTAACCATAAGCAATGCTGTATCTTTAGGAGGCAACATTACTGCTGCTGTTCTAAATAAGGAACATCAAATAACAGGAGTGCCTTCTGCTAACACTTATACATTTACAGCCTCAGCTACTGCTTCATCAGATGATGATGGCAATGGAGGAAGTGCAACGGACGCTGCTTATCAAATTAATGTAGGTCTAGATGTTTATGTAGAATCAACCGGTTGGGGTGCAGGACTTTTTGGTGCTGGATCATGGGGATCTGCAACAGCTTTATCTGCAACAGATCAATTAAGATTGTGGTCGCACGATGCTTTTGGAGAAGATTTAATTATTAATCCTAGAGCCGGTGGAATATATTATTGGGATGAGTCTTCAGGATTAACTACTAGAGCAGTAGACATTACAACTTTGACCGGAGCAAATTTATCTCCAACTGTAGGTCTTCAAACTATTGTTAGTGACATTGATCGTCACGTTATTGTATTAGGTGCAGACCCTATTGTTGGCAGTGCCAGGACGGGAGCAATAGATCCTTTGCTTGTTGTATTCTCTGACCAAGAAAGCGTTACTGAATGGGAGCCCACTTCTACAAACACCGCAGGATCATTAAGACTTTCATCTGGTTCACAAATTGTTGCTGGATTAAGATCAAGACAAGAAACTCTTATCTGGACTGACACGGCTTTATACAGCATGCAGTTTGTAGGTGCTCCATTTACTTTTGGAATTAATCTTATTAATGAGAACGTTGGCCTTATATCTCCAAACGGAGCCATTAATGCACCTGACTCCGTGTATTGGATGGCTAGAGATGGTTTTTACACATACAACGGATCAGTACAAAGATTGTCATGTTCTGTTTTAAATTACGTTCTTGACGATTTCAATTCAAATCAATCATTTAAAGTTACGGCATTTACCAACAGAGAGTTTAATGAAGTTGGTTGGTTCTATCCTTCTTCTTCTAGTCTAGAAATAGACAGGTACGTTGCATACAATTATTTAGAAAAGGTATGGAGTATCGGAGAGCTATCAAGAACTGCATGGTTAGACGATGGTATTTTTGAAAAACCTAGAGCAACAGGCAAAGACAGTTCTGTTAACTATATTTACACACACGAAAGCAGTGATGATGATGACGGATCTCCAATGGATAATGTCTTTATTGAGTCTGGTGATATTGATATTGATGATGGAGAAAGGTTTGGCTTTGTAAGAAAAATTATTCCAGACGTTAAATTTTTTGGAAACAATTCTAACGTTGGACAAATAAATTTTGTTTTAAAAACAAGAAACTTTCCGGGGGACAGCTTAACCACTAACTCTACTAACAATGTAACTAGTAGCACAAAACAGAATCACGTTAGAGCAAGATCTAGACAAATAGTATTTAGGGCACAATCAGATGACGATGCAAATACAGAAGCAAGAACTGGTTTTACATGGAGACTTGGAGCAAACAGATTTGAAATTAGACCTGATGGCAAAAGGTAATGACAAAACTTCTCAACACTAGGCTGCCATTAGCTTCAACAGATGTAGATACTAATACGTTTAATCGTCTTGTTAGAGTACTAGAAATAAATTTAGAATCCTTTGATCCTGACTCAACTCCACAGTTTAATGATTCCGATATTACCACTTTAGCTTTTAATGCAGGTGATGTAATATGGAATACGTCTATCGATGTATTGCAAGTATATAGTGGCAATAGATGGATACAGCTACATACACCTGTGAATCCACAGGGTTATGAACTGCAAGCATTAGTAGGTTCTGTTACTATTACAACAGCAGGAAATACTACAATAAACCTTGGTACCAGTAGTGAATACTGGAACATAGAAAAATGGTATACATAAACAATAATATAATTTAAGAATGAAAGATTTATCACAAGGAAACAAAGGAATAAGAGCTTTGGCTAAAGAGAATCCAGCCCTTGTAGAAAATAGATTTGGTTACGATGTACCTGGTTATGATTTAGGAGGATCCGTACCTAACATTGGTAACGTTGAAAAATATTTAGCAAGTAACCCAAGCTTTAATTACATGAGAGATGTATTAGGAATAGAACAAACAGCTGCTACTACTCCTGCTACTGCTACTGCTACTGCAATAAGCGAAGAAGATCGTTTGGCTAGGGGGTATGGAGGAGCACAAGTAGGTGATGGTCAAGGTTCTTTGTATCAAGGCATGGATTTTAAAGACGTTAATCCAGGGCAAAGTATTTCAATTGATGCAAGAGATGAAACTCCTGATGCTTATAGATTCTATCCAAGTGAAGTATCAAAAATATATTCACAGATAAAAGGAACTCCTTTCTCGCCATTAGTAGCACCTCCTAAAGAAGCTACATTTATAGACAGCATGCAACCAAGGCGTATAGAAAGTCAATTGTATGCTAAGGATGGAACTTACGTTAATGCATACGCTGACGGCACAGGAGAAATGGGCGTTGAAGATTTTCCAGAAAGAGAAGAATTGGTTACAGGCCCAGGTGGTGAACGAGGAGATAAAATTCCTGCCATGTTAAGCGATGGTGAGTTTATATTTAACTCATCTGCTGTTAGAGGAATGGGAATTATGGCTGGGGCAAGCCCAGATGATGAATACGAACAAAGATTAATGGGTGCTCGTAAGATGTATGAGTTTCAAAAAGAAGCTGAAGAAATGGCTAAGAGGTATAATAAGTAATGGGAATATTTAGTAGTAAAACAAAAGTAGCTCCACCCGCTGATGTTATAACCACGCCTCAAACTGGTTACTCTTTTGTCTCTCCCTACATGGAGGACTACTCTAGAAGACTATTAGGATCTTACTTTGGATCACCCGGAGAATACGAAGGTTTAATATCTCAACCAAGGGATATACCTATAGAACAAACGGCAGGACTTACGCCATTACAAATACAAGCTCGTCAACAAGCAGGTAGGTTAGGAGACTTTCAAGGAAGCTTAGATCAAGCGGGTGGGCTTTTTGGTAAACAAGAAGCTAATTTAGATGCTTCTATGGGCTACTTACCACAGGCTCAAGCTGGTATCCAAGAAGGCATGGGCTTTCAAAGAGAAGGATCTGATCTAACAAGAGGAGCTGGAAGGTTCTCAGACGCAGCAGAAAGAATGATAGGCACAGGTGCAGAAACTGTAGCCGGTGGCATAGGTGCATTGCAAAGAGCTGAACAAAGTGCATTGGGTTCAACCAAAATGTACGACCCAGATTCTGCGTCTAGATTTATGAATCCTTACGAAGACCAGGTAGTGCAACAAACATTACAAGATATTAATAGAGCTTCAGCTCAACAAGACATAGGCCTTAGAGACAGAGCCATATCGCAAGGTGCGTTTGGTGGATCAAGAGGACGTATATCACAAGAAGAATTAGCAAGACAAACAGGAAGAGGGGCAGCGGAAGCTATTGGTGGTCTAAGAAGCCAAGGTTTTGGTCAATCACAAGGGCAAGCTCAACAAGCATTTGAATCACAGCAAGGCAGACAAGCTGGGCTAGGGCAAATGCAAGCAGGTCTAGGTGGACAACAGGCTGCTATAGGTGGACAACAAGCAGCATTGGGAAGTCAGATGGCTGGTCTAGGACAGCAACAAGTACAAAGAGGTCAAGCACTAGGTGGCTTTGGATCTAGCATTGGAGCTGGTGGACAGGCTTTGGGTAGCCTAGGACAAATGCAAGCCGGGTTAGGACAACAATACGGACAGATAGGTCAAGGCATTGCCGGATTAGGACAACAAGGACAGAGTCAGTTAGGTACACAGATAGGTATGTTGAATCAACTTGGTCAACAAGGTCAAGCAACTCAACAAGCAGGACTGTCAAGACAGTATGCTGGAGCACAACAACTTGCAGGCGAGCCAATGCAAAGATTAATGCAAGGTCAACAGTTACTAGCTGGATCACCAATGGGTGGTATCTCTGGCGGTACTGGTACAAGTGCTTATCAACGTGGTTCGTCTCAAGTACCAAGCACTGCTTCTCAAGTTTTAGGAGCTGTGGGATCTTTCTTTAGTGGATCTGATGTAGATTTAAAAACTAATATTAAAAAGGTTGGTGAACTAGAACCTGGTATTGGTTGGTACACGTGGGATTGGAACGACAAAGGTAAAGCCATTGGTGTAGATGCAGAACCAACAGAAGGCGTACTGGCTCAAGAGTTACTAGAAGTTAAACCAGATGCAGTTATAGTAAAAGATGGTTACTACGCTGTAGATTATTCTAAGGTACTGTAATGAGTATTACGTCAGGACTAACTCCAGTCAGAAGATACGCTAATGGCGGAGAGACGAACTCAGGGTTTTTAGACAGGATCAGCTTAAGAAAAACAGCAGAAGGTTCAGGCGCAAACGCAAGAGACTTTACTGATATTATATTTGATCCTACTGACCCTGTTGATTATTTTGTTCTTGGGTTGATGGCTTTTCCACCCGCTGGTATAGCAGCTAAACTTATTCAAGCAGGAGTTAAAGGAAACAAATTAAGAACGACATTAAAAAAAGTAGAAGCGGCTAAAGGATTAACGCTTGGTCCAACTAGATCGAGTATT